ACCAAGGCAAGCTGGATGAGCTAGACCCTCAGTGGATTGCCTGCCCACACTGCGGCAAAGAGTTCGATGCAAGACAAGCCTGAGTTAAAGATTGATTGGGCAAGCCATGAGGCTGCTAAATATGCCTGTATGAACTGGCATTACAGTCGATGTGTGCCTGGGAGCAAATTAGTAAAAATAGGTGCATGGGAAAACGGTAAATTTATTGGCGTTGTAATTTTTTCATATGGAGCAAATCCAAAACTTGGAAATCCATATGACTGCACTATGCAGCAATGTGCCGAATTAACAAGAATTGCATTAACTATACACATATCACCTGTATCAAAGATTATGTCTCTTGCGATTCGCTTTTTGAAAAAACAAAGCCCTGGGATTCGATTGATTGTTTCTTATGCAGATGCCGATCAAGATCATCATGGTGGCATTTACCAAGCAACCAATTGGATTTATGAAGGCTTGTTTAATGTTGGAAGTGTTGGTGCATATTTAATCAATGGCGAAAAAGTGCATCCGAAAACTATGTTTGACAGACATGGGACTCATGCTCGAGATCAGATAAGAAAAATTTACCCGTCAATGAAACTTTTTATCACTAAGGGTAAGCACAAATATCTTATGCCACTTGACAAAGACATGAATGCTAAGATTGCACCACTTGCAAAGCCATATCCCAAGCGGGTGAAGCAGGCGATGACTGGCGACCAGCCAGAACAGCGACGGCGCGACACCGATCCACCCGCTCCATTACACGCAGAAAACCAACCTTTCGCGGAGGTTAAAAATGGCAACGAAAACTGAAAAACCCGTACTAAAAAAGCGCGGCCCCAATGGTGGTGCTCGTGAAGGCGCAGGCCGACCAGCCTTCGAGCCGACTGATGCAGAACGCAAACAGGTGGAAGCCCTTTCAGGCTATGGCCTGCCAATCGAGCAGATCGCAGTCTTGGTGCGCGATGGCATCCACGTTGATACGCTCCGCGCCCACTTTGCCCAGGAGCTGGTCTCAGGCAAAGCCAAGGCCAACGGGCAGGTCGGGAAAACCCTATTCCAAAAGGTCATGGCAGGCGACACGACTGCGGCGATCTGGTGGAGCAAGACCCAGATGCGCTGGGCTGAAACCCAAAAGCACGAGGTGACCGGAGCTGATGGTGCGCCCCTCGAGTTCAGGGAAATCAAGCGGGTGATCGTCAAGACATGAGCGTTCTGCAGCTTGCAACCCCCGAATGGGCGCTTCCCCTGCTGGAGCCAAGCCGCTACAAAGGCGCTTGGGGTGGCCGAGGCTCTGGCAAGTCCCACATGTTTGCCGAGCTGATGATCGAGGCCCACATCATGGATCAGAAGCGGCGCAGCGTTTGCGTGCGCGAAATCCAGAAGTCTCTCAACCAGTCCGTCAAGCGCCTGCTGGAGACCAAGATTCAGGACATGAACGCTGGCGCTTATTTTGAGGTGCAGGATGCTGTCATCAAGTCCAAGAAGGCCGATGGCGCGATCATCTTCCAGGGTATGCAGAACCACACAGCCGACTCGATCAAGTCGCTGGAGGGTTATGACTGCGCCTGGGTTGAGGAGGCCCAGAGCCTGAGCCAGACCAGCCTTGACCTGCTGCGGCCAACGATCCGAAAGCCAGGCTCAGAACTGTGGTTCACCTGGAACCCACGCGATCAGTCCGACCCAGTGGATTTCCTGTTAAGAGGCCCAGAGCCTCCAAAGGATGCCACCGTCATCAAGGTGAACTTTGGGGATAACCCGTGGTTTCCACAAGTCCTAAAGGACGAGATGGAGTACGACAAGCGGCGCGATCCCGACAAGTATTCCCATGTTTGGATGGGTCAATACCTGACAAACAGTAATAGCCGGGTGTTCAGAAACTGGCGCATCGAGGACTTTGACGCACCACAAGACGCCATTCACCGCCTCGGTGCGGATTGGGGCTTTGCCATCGATCCGACCGTTCTGGTGCGCTGCCACATCATTGGCCGCACCCTCTACATCGACTACGAGGCCTACATGGTGGGATGCGAGATCGTGAATACCCCTGAGCTGTTCATGACCGTGCCCGAGGCCGAGAAGTGGCCCATCGTGGCCGACTCGGCCAGGCCAGAGACCATCAGCCACATGAAGAAGAACGGCTTTCCCAAGATCATGACGGCGATCAAAGGCCCGAAGTCAGTCGAGGAAGGCATCGAGTTCCTGAAGAACTACGACATCGTTGTCCACCCGCGCTGCATCCACACAATTGACGAGCTGACCCTTTACAGCTATAAGCAAGACCCATTGACCGGCAGAATATTGCCCGTGCTGGAGGACAAGAAAAACCACGTCATTGACGCCTTGCGGTATGCCTGCGAGGCCGTGCGGCGATCCAGCGCAGCCAGGCCCATTGCTTTTACCCCCATCGCCAATATGAAAAAGTGGTGAGACAATTGCACAAATTGAGGAATTAATCTATGGCCAGAATCTCAAACGACCAACGGCTCTCGAATCTGCACAGCGAAGCCCTGCGCCAGTTCAATGACATCCAGACTGCGCTGCGGGACGAGCGCCTGCAGTGCCTGCAAGACAGGCGCTTCTACTCCCTGTGCGGCAGCCAGTGGGAAGGCCCACTGTGGGATCAGTATGAGAACAAGCCCAAGTTTGAGGTCAACAAGATCATGCTGGCGGTCATTCGTATCGTCAACGAATACCGCAACAACCGCATTACTGTGGACTATGTGTCCAAAGATGGCACAGATAACGAAAAGCTGGCCGAGGTCTGCGATGGCTTGTATCGTGCCGACGAGCAGGCGTCTGTGGCAGACGAGGCCTACGACAACGCTTTCGAGGAGGCGGTCGGCGGCGGTATTGGCGCATGGCGGCTGCGCACCGTCTACGAGGATGAAGAGAATGGCGAAGATGACCGACAGCGCATCCGCATGGAGCCGATCTTCGATGCCGATAGCTCGGTGTTCTTTGACCTGAACGCCAAGCGCCAGGACAAGTCAGACGCCAAGTATGCCTTTGTGGTCACCAGCATGACCCGCGAGAGCTACAAAGAAATCTACAACGATGACCCAACGGATTGGCCGAAGATCATCCACCAGTATGAGTTTGATTGGGCAACGCCTGATGTCGTGTTTGTGGCTGAGTACTTCAAGGTCGAGGAAAAGATCGAGACCATCCGCATCTTCCAGGCCATTGACGGCACCGAGGAGCGTTACAGCTCTGCCGACTTCGCAGCCGACGAGACCTTAGAAGAAACGCTGGCAGCAGTCGGAACCATCGAGGTGCGGCAGAAAAAGGTCAAGCGCAAGCGCGTGCGCAAATACATCATGTCCGGTGGCAAAGTGCTTGAGGATGCTGGCTACATTGCTGGCAACTGTATCCCGATTGTGGTGGTCTACGGCAAGCGCTGGTTTGTCGATAACATCGAGCGCTGCATGGGCGCGGTGCGCCTGGCCAAAGATGCCCAGCGCCTGAAGAACATGCAGCTCTCCAAGCTGGGCGAGATCAGTGCATTGTCCAGCGTTGAGAAGCCAATTCTGGTTCCAGAGCAGGTCGCAGGCCACCAGGTCATGTGGGCCGAGGACAACCTCAAGGACTACCCATACCTGCTGGTCAATCCGATCACAGGGCCAAACGGCGAGCAGCAAATCAGCGGCCCCATCGCCTACACAAAAAGCCCACAGATACCGCCAGCAATGGCCGCACTCCTGCAGATCACAGAGACCGACATGCAGGAAATTTTGGGCAACCCGCAAGGGGCTGACAAGATGGTGTCTGGCATGTCTGGCAAAGCCGTGGAGATGATCCAGACCCGTGTGGACATGCAATCGTTCATCTACATGAGCAATTTTGCCAAGGGCATGAAACGCAGCGGCGAGATTTGGCTATCAATGGCGCGAGACATCTACGTTGAGGAAAAGCGCAAGATGAAGGCCATTGCGCCAACTGGTGAGTCCAGCGTAGTCGAACTCATGAAACCTGCGATTGACACCGAAACAGGTGCGATGGTCATGGAGAACGACCTCAGCTCTGCCACCTTTGATGTGATTGCCGAGGTTGGCCCGTCCAGCAGCAGCAAAAAGCAGGCAACCGTCCGTGCCCTGACCGGAATGCTTGCCATGACGCAAGACCCAGAGACTGCGCAAGTCTTGACCGCAATGGCCATGATGAACATGGAGGGCGAAGGCCTCAGCGACACAAACGCCTACTTCCGCAAGAAGCTCCTGCGCATGGGCGTGGTTCAGCCCACCGAGGAAGAGGCCCAGGAACTCATGGCCGAGATGCAGGGCAAGCCCCAAGACCCCAACGCCATGTATCTCCAGGCAGCGGCAGAAGAAGCCACCGCCAAGGCTGCCCAGGCCCGTGCCAACACCGTCAAGACCGTGGCCGATGCTGAACTCAGCCGAGCCAAGACGCTGGAGACGCTCGGCAAGGTTGACGAGACCGCCCAGAATATGGCACTTACAAATGCAGAGGCTGTGCAAGAGATATTGCGCGGCCAGATTGTGCAGCCCGTTGTCAGATGACAGAAAAAGGGCGAGAATGTAATTAACGGTATCCACCCAGCCGTTTTTAATGGGTGAGTTTGATGGGGTTGAAGATGAATGAAAAGGCAGAAATTGATGACAGCGAAGTCGAGGTAGAAGAAGAGGAAATCGTAGTCAGCGAACCCGTTGACGAGGTGGAAACTGAAGATACCGAGGAAGTTGTTGTCAGCATTGGTGAGGAAGCGCCACCTCCCGAAGAACAGACTCATGCGCCTGAATGGGTACGCGAGCTGCGCAAGACGAACCGAGAATTGCAACGTCAGAACCGCGAGCTTCAGAACAAGCTGCAAACAACCGCACAGACTGAGACCAAGCCGGTAGTGCTGGGAGTAAAGCCGAAGCTGGAAGATCACGATTACGATGCTGATAAATTCGAGGCAGCATTGGCCGACTGGTTTGAGCGCAAGCGTCAAGCCGATGAGGCCAGCGCCAGGCAAGAAGCTGAAGTTATGAATCAGCAGAAGGCCTGGAAAGCCAAACTGGATGGCTACGGCAAGGCGAAAGCCGAACTGCGAGTCAAAGATTTTGAGGATGCCGAGGCCGTGGCCCTGGAAGTCTTCAACATCACCCAGCAAGGCGTCATGCTGCAAGGTGCAGATAACCCTGCTCTTGTCGTCTACGCACTTGGCAAGAACCCGAAGAAGGCCAAGGAGTTGTCCGACATCAAAGACCCCGTAAAGTTTGCCTTTGCGGTAGCGAAACTGGAGAAAGAATTGAAAGTTACCAATCGCAGAGCAGCACCAGCACCAGAGCGTATCGTCTCGGGAACTGGACGATCTTCAGGTGCGGTGGACTCAACCCTCGAACGGCTGAGAGAAGAAGCGGCCCGTACTGGCAACATGACGAAAGTCATTCAGTATCGGGCGCAGAAACGATCAGCACCCAAGTAATTTTTTTAGGAGTCAATCATGGCTAATAGTTTTTCAAAAGAAGAGCGCGTTGCGTTCGAGGACATCCTCGAAGGCTTTAACGATGCTCTGGTGTTGTCCCGCAATGTGTCCGTCTACAACACCGACGGCACGATGATGGAGCGCACCAACAACGTGATCTATCGCCCCCAGCCCTACATCGCCCAAAGCTATGACGGCATGGATCAAACCGGCAACTTTACTGCCTATACCCAGCTCACCGTCCCTGCCACGCTCGGCTTTCAAAAGTCTGTGCCGTGGATTCTGGACGCACTTGAGTTGCGTGATGCGCTGCAAGAGGGTCGTCTGGGTGATGCTGCAAAGCAAAAGCTCGCCTCCGACATCAACATCGCCATCATGAACGTTGCAGCCGCTCAAGGCTCGCTGGTCGTGACCGTGAACACTGCGGCTGGTGACTATGATGACGTTGCCCTGTGCGACTCGATCATGAACGAGCAGGGCGTGCAAGCGTTTGATCGTTACCTGGCCCTGTCGTCGCGCGACTACAACGGCATCGCTGGCAATATTGCCGGTGGAGCTACTGGTGGTGGTGCATCGCGCAGTTTCTCTGGAAACAAGTCGAATACCGCTTTCGAGCGTTCTTTCGTTGGTATGGTTGCAGGCTTTGAGACCTACAAGCTGGACTATGCAAACCGCATTGCGGCCCGCACTGGTTCAGACCCGACGATGAGCACCTTGGCTGCTGCTGGCAATTACTATGTTCCGCAAGCAACCCAGACCGCTGCTACCGGCGAAACGCAGAACGTCGATAATCGCTTTCAGACCATCACGGTATCCAGCACCACTGACCTGCCTGCCGGTACGCCGATCCAGATTCAAGGCGTTGAGGCTGTGCATCACATCACCAAACAGGGTACTGGCTTTGCCAAGACCTTCCGTGTGGTGCAAGTGGTTAATGCCACGACCTGCGTCATCACCCCCCCGATCATCTCGGCCCAGGGTGGCACTGATGCAGAACTGCAATACCAAAACGTCATCGTGACTGCTGCCTCTGGCCGCACCATCACGCGCCTGAACGTGGCTGCTGCGCCTATCAACTGCTTCTGGCAGAAAGATGCGCTGGAGATTCTGCCTGGCCGTTATGCTGTCCCGTCTGATGCTGGTGTCGCAGTGATGCGTGCAAGCACCGACCAAGGCATCGAGCTGGTCATGCAGAAGCAATACGATGTCAACACCATGAAAACCAAGTATCGTCT